TATAAACCATTGAGTATAAAAGGTCCATTTACGGTTCTTATGTCTATGTAATCAGAAACCCTTAAATTATGTGTTAATGCTGAAAAGCTGGGTGATAGGTTACCTGTAGTTACTTTGGTATAATTTGCATTAGTAGAGGTTCCACTTAAATCTGTAGATACTACTTTTATAATGTTCTGTGTGTTAAGAAAATTTATGTCGTTATCAGAAACATTTATCACTCTTTTTAAAATCAATTCATTATCGGGACCAATATATTTAGTTGTTAACCTAAATTTTGTTTCCGAATACTGTCCGTTAACACCTAAAAAATCTACATCATGAAAACCAGTATAAATACTATTATGTGTGTTACTGTATATGTAACAAAAATCACCCTCAACCAATTTATTTTTTTGTTGGGTCTCCAATAAAACTTGTTCTTTAGTGCCAGAAGGGTCAGTAGAAATTAAATTTTTTATAGTAATACCTTTATAAGCCTGATTGTCTCCTACTTTAGTGTATTTATCAATTTTACTAGGGTACAGTATTTGTAAAACCCAATTATTTGGTATAGGTGGGTTTTGATTAGTTATTACATTACCAGAACCAAAAAGTGGGGTCCAATCAGAATTGTTTGGTCTTGTTATACCAATAGTTTGTGGGTTAGCCCCTGTTGTAACTGTTGTTGCTGTGTAATTAATTGAATTGTCGGTAATAATGTTTAATCTACCTAGAATTCTATATTTTGTAGAATTGTCTCTTTCATCTTGAAAAACTTGGTCTGCACTAAGGATTGAAATAATTTTATTAAAATTATTTTTTAACGGACTAAGGCTGCTATCTAAATTTAATTTATAGTTAAAATTAGTGTCAGGGGCCATTTTATATCTAGCCCTACCCAATAGTTGTTCAATTCTTTCCATTGTTACCCTTCAGTTACAGTCGAACTTCTCTTAATCCTTACTTTTATATCCCTTTCAGGGAACTTAATTTCAAACATAGAGTCTATATCACCAAATAAAGCGTAATCAGAACCTAAATCAATTAGTTTACCATTATTAAATGGTATAACACCATTTACTAAAGATTCTGGTATGAAATTTTGTGATGTTTGGTTTAATGAATAAGGAGAACTTATTAAATTGTAAGCTCTTATATCAATAACATTTAGTACACCACCAACATTATTAATGTTTTCAACCAATTGAGCGATATAAATATTATCACCCATTTCCCACTTCTTAACATCAAAATAATTTTTAACACTAGTAATAACGTTATTAATTAATTCTGATTGATTAATCTGTTTATCTATAAATAAGTCTATTTCAAATCCTAGGTTAACTACTTTACCATCACCAACTAATACGTAATCATTTATCATTCTATAATCTGATAACCAAGTTGCTATATTTTCTTTTAGAGTATTAGTAGATTGGTTTGTTAACTTACCTGAAGCATCTAAACCTAGTGTATAAATAATTACTTTATTTTGTTCCTCAGCTATTTTATGTCTATAAGGTGAGCCGTATCTACCAGGTATTTTAGCTAAAATAGCTTCATAATCTTTAATAGTAACCGCTCTATTTTGTGAGGCAAAATTATACTTTGTATATTGTCTTATTTGGTCAACTGAAGGTACCCCAGCTCCACCTATTGCTGGAATTGGGTTATTAACTCTTAACGACCTTATTACCGATTGATTTGTTGGTGTGTTGGGTCCATTTACATTTAAAGTAACATTACCAATTGCGTTTATAGCATTAGGTCCTATATTACTACTAGGTCCACCACCAACTCTATATCTAATAAATAAGGTTGTGTTTGGTTTAATTATTTCACCTAAAGCTGTAGTATTTATAAAGTCACCTATTTTTATACCAGTTGTAGATATGTTTTGTAATTGTTCATCGTCTGTACTAACACCACTACCAAAAGTTAATTTACAGTAATTATTATCAGTAAATTCTCTAACAAATTTTCTTGTTGTGTGAACATACTTACCAGGTTTAACCGCTTCATTATCAGTAGTTCTACTAGTGTCTTCAATAAAAACTTTATCTTCAGCTAACGAATCCATTTCATACCATCTTAAATCTGGGTCAATGAACTGGTCTATTGTTGGGTTATTACTATAATTTGTACCTTCAAGATTTATTATACTTTCAATTGAAAGTACGTTTGTATCAGGTAAAAATATTTCAAAGAAAGGTACTGACTCACTTTGTGAGATACTCTTTTTAAAGATTTTCGTTAAACCATTAATTACTAACTCTCTTTTAACTATAGTATAATTTTGTAATGTACCATTATCATCTATGTTAGGTAGAATTAATCTATTAGGTGTACCACCTACAGTATAAGGTGAAGAAAAGTCTATATCCTCTAAATTTTCAAATACTTGTCCACCACCTAAAACTTGTGAACCGTATCTAATCGTTGGTGCGTATCTAATATCCCATGTATCACCGTATACAGGTACTACAACGGAGTAATCTACTAAAGTAATACTAGGTCTTAGACCTGGTACTTTTAACCCCAATGTTCTTGCTATAGCTAAAACATTTTTTCTTTCTTGTGCATAATCCAAAAAAGTTTCGTTAAACATTCGGTCTGTGTGATTGGATAACATATCTCCAACAGCCGCATTTAACTCTAATAACATCATCCCTACTGATGCGTCATTAAAATCAGAAAATACTTCTGGGTAATATAATTTAATGAAATTAACTAGTTCGGTTCTTACATCAGCGAAGTTCCTCGCAAAATAATTTATTTTTTTACTTTGTGTTGCCATATTTTTTTTTATTTAAACTGTGATAGTTACAAAATCTACTTTATTTAATGCCCCTTCTGTTACAATATAATCTATCCTTACTACCGCGGAATGGTCTCCCTTACCATTGTATTCACTACTATCGGGTCTATCTACAGTTAATGTTGTTATTGTTAAATTTGGTATGTATTTACTAACTGCGTTTTGAACTTCGTTCCTAATGTCATCTCTAACTTGATTGTCGTTTGGTTCAAATAGAAATTGTTTTAGATTTGTACCAAAGTCGGGTAGATATAATCTATCCCCTGGTGTTGTTAATAAAAGATGTAATAAATCAGATTTAATAGCATCATAACTATTCTTATTCATTTTAAGAAAATAGTTTTTCGTATCGTCATCCCTAAATGGGAATGCTATGTTTATAAACCTTTCTGCCATTTCTTTTTATTTATAAATATTCAATTATACAATTTATACCATAAATATGAAATGTAAATTTTAAGCATAAAAAACCCCTCGTGTGAGGGGTTTAATTTTTAACCATTACTTTTTATGATGTTATATAAAGTTATGAATATTACTTCACTTCACATCCTGCTCCACCACTACAAGCCAACTCACCACTAAGGTCAGTATTATCAGAAAGTTCTACTACTTTAGATAAATCTATGTTAGATAGAGATTTCATCATTCTATGGTAAGTTTCCTCATCACAATCTTCAAAAGGAGCTTGTTGGTAGGTACCTCCATTATAAGGTAAAACTGACAATCCGTTATAGAATTTACGATTAGTCCACATCCATTCACCTGCCAAATCCCAATCTTCATCCTTCAATGAAATTGTTGCTGAAACGTTATGTGTATTTTGTCCTGTTCTATGTCCAGGTTTAATCCATTCTTGTGATACTTTTTTAACTCTTTCCAAAAGTTCAAAAGGTGACTCATGTCTAAGGATTGAGCCTAGTGGTGATTTTTGTGGTACAGAAATAACTGCTGTATCGTGTGGTCTAAATACTTCGTCCTCAACTAGTTCAGGGTGGTAGATAGAAAGGTATGTGTAAATAGCCTCATTTTTACCAACTCTAACTCTTCTAACATAATAATCGTTATGCCAAGCGTGAATACCTGAAGAAGTTCCAAGTGTTAATGATGTTGTACCAGCTGGTTTAACAGTTGTTGTTCTTGCTGCAGGATTAATATTAATTAAATTAGCTACTCTTTCATTTTCAGCGTTAACCATTTCAGCAGCTTCAGTCATATTATAACCCAATACAACACCTGAACCAATTCCTGTCATTGATACCCCGATTAAGGCGTCTTTCTCGGTAGTTCGTTTCCATACATCTCTTAGGTAATGAAAATCTGTGTAACCAGCTTGTAACGTACCAATAAATGCTGCCGCTTTAACTCTCTCATTCAAGTCTTCTTGTGATTCAATGTTTGATACGTTAACCTCACAAAGATTACAGAACTGATAAGGTCTAAGAGCAATTTCACAACAAGGGTTAGTTCCCCAATCTTTGTCGTAAGAAAAATAAATTCCAGGTTCACCAGCTCCAGATAACTCGACTCTTTTCCACAAATCCATAAAGAATTCTTTAGTGATTTTGTTTCTTAATAGAACTGCTGAGTTATTAGCTCTACCTCTTTGTGGATTAAGTTCCCACCAAGGTCCTGATTTACACGAAATCATTTCATCATCGTCAGCTGAAAATAATGAGATAAGTGCTGCTCTTCTGATACCACCAGCTAATACTGCGTCAGCAATGTGACATACAATATCATGTGTTTCTAGTGTTGTTAGTTTTTCTCTATCTACCTTAGCATCCAACACTTTTTTAATATTGTGAACACAATCTTTAAGTGGTTGTGGACCTGGTGCTTTACCACCTGATGTAACCAATAAAGCTCCTTTTGGTCTGATGTCTGAGAAATCAAAGATAGGTGTTGATGAATTAACCCCAAAATAAGATTTCATCAAAACTTTGATTGCGTCAGCCCATCCTTCAATTGAATCACTAACTACATATCGTCTAGTTCTGTTTGGGTCTGGTTTTCTAATTTCAGGTAACTTATCAACGTGGTGTTTTTGTACTGAATAACCTACACCTGTACCCCCTAACAATAAGAACATTGTTTCTGGAAATGCATCAATGTGGTCAATCGGTAAGAAAGCACAGTTATAAACTCTGTTTGGTGAGATTTCAATTGGTCTCCCCCCAAACTGTAATGAACGCATGGATGGTAAAACTTTACGGTCATAAACCATTTTATAAACGGTTTCAATTTCTTCTTTTAAATGAGAATATTTTTTTTGGTGCATTTCTTTGTTTCTTGTCACCAATTCTTCCCACGATTCCCTTCTATTTAATTCAGGAACAAATTTAGCGTATTTCATATACACCGTAATATCACTCAATATTTTTTGCGAAATATCCATAATTTATTAATTTAATTATTTGTTTAATTTTTTTGTTTGTCTTGTTCTCTTTGTTGTCTTTTTTCCAACAACTCTTTAACCCGTAATCGTTGTCTTTCTTCTTTTTGTTCTTCAATACCTAAAAACGTTGTTGTTGATTCGGTATCAATGTCAATCATTGCATTATCAAATTTACAATTCTCAAACACAACACCATCATCCCCAACACGAGATTTAGTAATTGCGATTGTTGCTAATTTCATCTCTTTTTGTTGTAACGTCTTGGCCACTGTTATAATTACGTGACCAACTTGTGCTTTCTTAATAGACCCTCCCATTTGGTCTGTTGTTACAACCTCAGATGATATTGAACTTCTGTTTCCTTGTGTTGCGGTCCAACCAACAAGGTTTAATTCGTGACACATCGCTTCAAAACCTCTCATTACAGATCCTTCACTTTTCCACTCATCTCCCAAATTTTTATCCGGAACAACACAGTCAATATAATCTAACACAACCATATCCACTTTTGTTCCATCTGCAATCATTTTTCTGATTTCATTCTTTATTTGGCTCATAGTTTTTGTGTCGGATGGTAATTTTTTCAAGTCCAACTTATTTGGCATTGTTTCCTCAATGTGTCTAACTTTTTGAATTACCTCCTCTCTTCTTTCTGACAATTCATCGGGATGAATCTTGGTCCAAAGGGTGTAATGTTTTCTTTGTATAACTTTTGGGTTATCTTCAAAAAAGATTTGTAATACATTGAATCCTAAGTTAAATGCGTGGTTTGATATCTTAGTTAAGATAGTTGATTTACCTACTCCGGTTGGTGCTAATATAACACCTATTTCACCTTTCGCTAAACCACCTTTTAACAACCTATCAATTCCAGGTATTCCCATTGGGATTGGGTGTCTGTAATCGTCATCAAGCACTTGGTCTAAGTTTGAAAAGACATCCATTAAACTTGTGTCTTTTGAACCAACCATTAACGCCTCTCTCACTAATTCTTCTAATGTGTCGTAGTTTTCAAACTCTCCACCATCAATGATTTTTTGGGCTTTTTTCATAACCTTCTGTAATTCTTGTTGTTTACAGAACTTTAATGCCTTTTCTTGAACGAATGCCACTCCGTCAATAGGTGCGTCCTTAATTTTCTTGATAGTATCAAGTACTATTTTGGACGCAGTTTCTTGTTGTAATTCAGATTTGGTAATCTGTTCCAAAGTATCAAAGGATGGTGTATGATCGTATTTTACATAATACTCTTTTACCATCTGAATTATTATTTTAAAATACTTGTTTTCAAAATAATTGTTCTCAATTACATCAATTATTGATTGAGAGAATACCTTGTCTACGATAATTTGGTTAAGTAGTTGTAGTTGAAAATTGTTTCCTAGATACTCGAAGTTTTTGTTTGTCGCCATAATTTTTCTTTACGTTAGTAATGATAAATACTAATAGTTTTAGATAAATTCTGGATAAAAATAATTAAATCTTTTACCTGAAAAAATGTCAGTCAGGTCGGTAAGTACGCCTTTCAACTTTGGGCGTAGGTCTACGGTATATCTGACCTTTGGTGGGTAGAGTTTTGCGTCAAATGTTCTCTGACAAATTGTCACATTATCTAATTTAATATAGATATTAAAATTTTCTTCACCTTCTGTAATTGATGTGTTTAGTACATCAGGGTTTTCGGAAATTTCATATTGATTGTCTAACATATAGACAATAGTTCTCATCTTCAAGTCGTTTTGAAGTTGATTAGAAAACGATCTAATATAGTCATAAAACTCTTCTGATTTATGGGCTTTTTTGTTAAAGCCTTTAACATTAAAGAATCGTTGTACTACGATGTTGTCGTTACACATTAACAAAAATTCTAATTTCGTTACGTCTTGGTCTTTCATTTTTTTTACTTTTTTGTTTTGTTTCTAAATTTTGTTTTTTCTTTTCTTGATAGTTTTAAAAATGGTTTTAAAAAATTTACCCAAGCGTCGTCACCCTTTGGTAAATATTTAAAGAATCCGTCGTCCATCATCATACGAATTAAATTCCTATGTCCTCTTCCGTCGGGATCCAATGACTCGGAGTAATACGATTGGACTAACTCTTTTCCTTCATCGGAAATCAAAGGTTTTGATAAGTCAACTAGTTTTTCATTAATCACAAAGAACTCGTCCCCAAATATTCCCTCTTTTGTTTTTCCACTTAAAAGATTTTTTAAAGCCACATTTTCTTTTTGTTCTTTAAATAATTCTTCACCTTTTGTTAAAATATCGGTAAAACTTACCTCTTTTTCAAGTATTTCTGGAAATAATTTAATAAAAGTTTTTTCACCAAGATAAAATATACCATCAATATTATCCGAACTATCACCGGTTAATATCTTATAGGTTTTAACATTATAGTGAGGAATTTCTGTTTGGTCAATTTTGATTGTATCCCCATTTTTAAAGTACTTCTTGGCTTGTGGTGAATAGATAGTTACCTTTTCAGAGATAAGTTGTGTAAGGTCTCTATCTGACGAAAAAATTGTTTTATCTTCATCTACAGATATTTGACAATAATAAGCAATTAAATCATCGGCTTCCGAATTTTCAACATCTAATTGTCTTACAAACATTTCTTCAAGATATTGTTTAACTCTTTGTTTTTGATTCAAAAAAGATTCTTCTCTAAAATCTTCAGGTTTACTGGACTTACGATTTAATTTATACTTTGGGTATAACAATCTTCTTTGTGAAGAACTTGTTTTTCCGTCCCAAAATACAACCACTTTATTATAATTAGTTTCCTCAAGGAAACGTCTTAGGGTATTTAGAAAGTGCCAAATACCCCCAACGTGCTCTCCTTTATTAAAAAAATCTTTAACTCCGTGAAATCCAATTTTTAATAGGTTGTTTCCGTCAACCAATAACGTTTTTGTCATTTTAAATAATTACAGGGTTCTTACTACACTTCTTCTTTTTCTGCCTTCAAATCAAAGTCACCATCAACCCCAATTATTTCTTTCCAATACTCGGCATAATCTTTTTTGTATTGTTCAATTGATGCCTTTTCTTCTGATGCCTCTTTACCCGGTAAAAACCCGTGTGGTGTTACAATAATTTTCCCATCTTCAAACCCAAGTCCGTTGATGTGGTTCTTCATAACAGACACTTTTGTTCTTGACGCAAACTTTACTGTACGTTTGTCTTTTGTTGCGGTAATCTTTGTTGTTCCCGCACCTTTTTGATTTCCAAATAAGAAAACCAATGAAGAGTTTAACCAAATTGCTTCACCACCTTTTGCCTTAATTTTTGGTTGTCCAAAAGGATTGTCAGGTAATTCCACCCAAGGTTGGTTAACAATGATTAGGGTGTTTTCATATTTAGAATCTGACTTACGAGACCCTGAAATACGTTGGTTGATGCCCATACCAATTTTGTCTGCTAAAACACTTGCATTGTGTTGTTTACCACCTTTACCTTCGTAAGTCATCTTACAAGGAACAGAACCTACTGAATCCCACATAATACATAATGAATAATCCAAATCTCCTTTTTCTTGAGCGTCCAATAATTCGTTAATGTAATCTGTAATTTGTTCAATATAGTTAAAGTTATTATTAAAGATGTAAAAACCATCCCACTCTAACTCTCCTGTTTCTGTATCAACAACTTCTTCACAATCAAAACCCATTAATTTGGCGTGGTCAAAACTCCATTTTTGTTCTGTGATAATAAACACAGGAAGAATACCTTTCTTTTGTGCGTCCACCGCAGTTTTAACTAAGGCAGTTGTCTTACCAGTATCTGAATGACCTAAAAACATATTAATATGTCCCATAGCCGGACCTGGTAACCCAACTGCGTCCAAAAATGGTTGACCTAAGTCAAAAAATCTTTGTGGTTTGTATTTTGCTGATGTTGAAAATTTCTTTTTAACTGAACTGAAGTCGTTTTTCTTAATTGCCATAATATTCTATTTTATTAAAAGATAAAAAAAAACACCGACATTGTAAATCGGTGCTTGTATAATATTTAAGGTTTTTAGAATGGTAATTCTTCATCTACCTCATCGTTGACTTGTGGGTCAACTTTAGTAGATTCTTGTTTTTTAGAACCTCCCATAGTGATTTCACCAACTTCATTGTTTGAATAGACGTATTTACCTGCGTCTGAATCCCATCTTGGAGTTTCTCCTCTTGCGATTGACTCTAAATACTCAACCGGTTTTTTAGAATAAACATTTTCCCAAGTAAGTTCATCTCCAACCCAATCAGACATAATTTCTTCATTCTCGTGGATTGGTGTTGGGTCATCATACATTACTGTTTGAATTACTGTATAAAACGCTCCTTTTGGAGTTTTTGCCTTTGTAAGTTCAAGGATAAGGTCTCTACCTTTATCGGCATCTGCGACATCACCTTTTGCTTTGTAGATTGGAATAATTTTATCAAAGATTCCTTCTTGTTTGTAGTTGTGTTTAAATCTCCAAAATTTAACA